CTGGTAGTCGCACTGCGTCTCGGTGCACCAGCAGATCGCGCCGTCCGGAAGCTCGAAGGTGTTCACCCCACGGATGCTGCCGCCCGGATCGCCCGCTACCGTGTCCCGAGCCGAGAGCCGACGGAGATCCACGCTGGAGTTCTGCATAAGCCCACTTGTAGCGTGGGGAACGAGTGCGCTTCAAATTCTGGTGCAGAGCGCTCAGGTCCCGCGCTTTCGGGCCTTCAGCGCGCCGTACGCGAGCGCTGCTCCGGTCACCGCGCCGAGGGCCAGCCACTTCCAGTTGAAGCCGGATAGCTCTCCCTTCCAGTACGGGATCAGGTACGCCGCCAGCATCATGTCCTGGTGCGTGGTGCGGATCCGGTAGTGCGGAAGCTCGGTCTTGCCGGCTGCGTCCGCGTAGCGCAGCCAGAAGCCCAGATCTCCGATCCGAAACGCCCCTCCCGAGGGCCGCGTGGCCGGGGGTCGAGGCTCGACGGGATCCGCTCGGAGGCCGGTGGGCATCAGCACGTTGCGCTCGAAGCAGAAGGTGCCGGACTGCAGATCGCTCGCGCTCTTCCACGGAGAGCCGTCGTGCGAGGTCAGCGTGGCGTACAGCATGCTGCCCGCCGCGGCGTCGCGGAGCGCCTTCTGGAAGCCCGTCTTCCCACCACCGAAGCACGTGTCCATCATGATGACGGCCGAGATGGCGGCGCGGTCAGCGGCGTTGTTCAGGAGGGGATTCAGGAAGCCGTGGGCGGCACTGAAGCCGACGAAGGCCACGCGACCCACCTGCACGCCCTTCGCGTAGCGCGCAAGGAAACCCGGGAGCGCTCGACCGTCGGCACCGCGCACCGACTGCCAGGTGCAGGAGTACGCCGTGCTGCACAGCTGGTCTGCTCCGCCGCACATGCAGCCGGCAGGCGGATCGATCCCGATCAGCCGCACCGGTCCCGGCCAAGGCAACGCCTTGGTGGCGCTCGTGGGAAACGTCTTCAAAAAGAAGACGACGTCCTCGCTCATGGCCGGAACTCGCCGCTCTGATGCGCTGCAAAGAACGAGTCTGCCAGTCGCTGTGCATTGAACCGCCGCGTCGGTGCATTGAACAGCACGTGCCAGCGCTTGGGGTCGTCGAATTCCTTGGCGTACGCCTGCGCCGCAGCGTCCACCACGTGTAGCCATGCCTTGGGTGCCAACGTGTGGTCGTAGGTGCCCTTCTGGATCTTCTTCAGCAGGTTGTCTCGCACCGCCCTGCCCATACCCTCCGGACTGAACAGCGCGAAGCGGGGGTCGTTCTCCAGGTACAGCTCCAGCTCGTCGGCCGCCTGCTCATCCACGTTCGGATCGGGCTCGCCTGCGAGCACCGAGCGCGTGCGCTCCCGCCGCGAGGCGTTGGGAGCCATCCCCTCGGCCTGCAGCACCAGCACGTCGGTCTCCGCCTTGTCCTCGGCGACCCAGCGGTGAGACATGGCGCTGTGGCCCCGTGACGGGCCTCGCTTGATCTTCGGCGCCGCCGCCACCTTGGCGTTGTTCTGGGCCGCGTAGGCGCGCCAGCTCCGGATGAACTTCTCCCGAGCCTCGGTGGCCGGCTTGCCTTCGTAGAGATCCACCCAGAACAGCCGGCGCAGCCGGAAGTATTCGCTCTCGGCCTGATCGGCGCCCGAGAACGAGCGGATGTAGCTGTCGAACATGCCGCCGTCCATTTTCATCATCCGGAGCAGCTCGTCCTTGGAGTACGAGCGGTTCACGGCGAAGTGGTGCGGTGCGGCGTAGCGCTCGGGCGGCGTCTCGGGATCGAAGGGCGGCTCGCGGCGCTCGTGCTCGGCCACGGTGCGCGCGAGTCGTCGCACCGTGTCGCGCTTGCCGCGACGGGGAGGCGGGGGTGGAGCAGCGTTCCCTTCGTAGGGCACCTGCACCGACACCACCTTGCGTCCCGTTTGCGTCGGCGCAAGCACGACCACCTGGTAGACGCCCTGACCCATCGGAATGGCCCATTCCGTTTCCACGGGCTCGTAACCCTCTCGGCGAGCCGCCTTCCACACGCGCTCGTGCAACGCGCGGTATTGCTCGGGCGGCGCAGCGTTTCCCTCGTATCCTTCGCTCGGCACCAGGTTCTCGTCGTCTTCGAACGAACTCTGTAGGCGCTCCACTCGGTACGGTTGGCCACCGAGGTTCTTTTGGGCCCAGGCTTCCGCTTGTTCGGGCGAGGGGAACGCTCCGCGCGTGAGCGTCGAGAACGGACCCGTGCGCTCGGTGGGGTGCCACTTGGTGGGGCGCGTCGAATACGGGATCACCACCGTCCAGTAGCGCCGCGCATTCCCCTCGAACTCTTCGCTCGGCCAGAAGCCGAAGTCGCTCGCATCGCCCCAGTGCGCTCCAAACGTATGGCCGTCCGGTGCGTAGCCTTCCAGCACCTCGAACAGCTCCTGCACGAAGTCCGACGCCCGCTCCGAGTCCCACCATTTGTCTAGTGGATCTTCGAGCGCATGGCTCGGCGGGATCGGCATCGGCTGCATCAAGATCTGCTCGTACTCCGGAGCGTTGCACTCTCGAAGCACATCCAGAAACGCAGGGATCAGATCCACGTTCTTCAAGGTGCCACTGATGACCGTCCCGGGCTCCGCCTGCCGTACTCGTGCCATGCGCCGAAACTATCAGCCTCCCGGTGGACGGTGCTACTTTCTGAGCAGTGGCGGCGCTCGACCCTCAGAAACGGCTTAGCAGCGTGGACTGGCGCGTGCGCGAGCACTTTGTAGCCATGGCAAAGACGTTCTCTGTAGCGACCGGAATGCACCTTCAGGTACGGTCGGCTCGGAGAAGCTGCGCGGAGCAGGCCGACCTCTACGCCTACGGGCGCACGCACCACATCGACAAGCCTCCGATCACCTACGCGCGCGGGTGCTCCAGCTGGCACGTGCTCGGCCGCGCGATCGACGCCGACGTGGTGGACGCTGCCGGCAAGCTCCGCGGTGACTGCAAGCTCTACACATTGGCGGGGCAGCTCTGGGAGAAGCAGCACCAGGGCGTGTGGGGTGGAAGGTTCGGAGGGTTTGGGGAGTGCGGGGACGCCGGCCATTTCGAGTGGCACCCGGACGTCAAGATGGCCGACCTCTGCCCGAGCGCCGACGCTTGCTCCACGGCCGAGGTGCAGATCGCCACCGTGAAGCCAGGTCCGAGTTTGCTCCTGTCCCTCGCGGCGCTTGGGCTGGGCTCGGCCCTGGGCTACCTCGCGCTGAACCGCTGACCGCGCCGCCAGGTGCGCTGGAAGCTCTCTCGCGCCGCGTCGTAGAGCCCAATGAGCGGATGGCCCAGCGAGCTGCCCATGATCACCTCGTGCTCGACCAGCGACGGCACGTGCACGCAGAGTTCTTTGCCCGTCGCAATCACCGCTTCCCCGATCAGCTTGTCCTGGCCGCGGTAGCCGGCGGGCTCTCGGGCCATCGTCCGCTCGATCTCTTCGATGATCGCTGGCAGTGCCGCGCGCCAGAAAAGCACCGCGCAGGAGCCATGTATCCAGCCGCGGGCCCAGCGGCTTCTGCCCGGACGCTGGTAGGCGTAGTCGATGATGGTGCGCGAGCCCGACGCCGCGAACAGCCACCCTGCCCCGAACCGCGGATCGTGCAGCTCGGGCCAGGAGCGGACGTTCTCTTCCAGATGCGCGCTGACCGTGACGTCGTCTTCGAAGCGCAGCACCAAGTCCGCGTCGGACTCAGCCATCTCGCGCAGCAGCGCGACCAGAAACTGGCGCACGGTCAGCTCCGGCGGGTGACTGCGCACGATGGGCGGGTATTCCAGATCGGACGCCTGGAGCGAGCCGAGCGTGTGAGCGAGGGCCCGGGTGCGCCCCGGCACCGTCTGTACGAAGGTCTGAAGCTTCACCAGCCAGCCGCGGGGATCGGTTCGGCCGCAGGCGTTCGAGCGCTCGCGGGCACGATACCCTTCTTCAGCTCGGGCGGCGGCAGGATCCGATCCTTGATGTGCGGCACGATGCGATCGGTGGCTCCCCAGATGGCGCCTTCGATGGCTGCCACGAACAACGTAGCCAAAAGGCTCGCTCGCGGATCTCGATACGCTGCGAACCCCGTGAACGCTCCGCCGACCACGAAGTTGTCGAACTTCGTGTGCGCACGGCCCGTGGCGTAGGCCACGGTGGCTCCCACCATCGCGCTCATGACGGCAACCTGAACTCGGTTCTGCTCGGTGATTTCCATGGCGTGCGTCCAGGCTATCGAGAGCCCGTGGCTCGGCGCAAGTTTTGGCGCAGCTAGACCCGGCGCTCCCCGCTGCCGGCGCGGTAGATCCGGACGATCTCGAAGCTCGCGCTCTCCGGATCCTTGCCCCGGCTGACCGCGCGGTCATGCACGCCTTCGGTTGCTCCGATGCGCGCGAACGTCTTGGCGCCTTCCAGATCGTGTGGACCGTGCGGTCCTTCGGTCTGCAGCGGGAGCCCGTCGGCTCCGAGCACCCACACGTAGTGCGAAGCGTTCGGCTGGTGCTCGCTCGGGTCGACCTTCTTCATCGATTCCAAGGAACGAAAATGCAGAGTGGCCCGTTTGTCTACCTTCCGTTTTCCATAAGCGTCCTTGTAGTAGGTTTCTGCCCACGCCTCGCGCTTCTTCCTGTCCACGCGGGTGATGGTCCACTCTCTGCCAAACTCGTCAAAGACGTCACCGACCTGCACATCACCGTGCACGTCCCGAGCGTTCGGAACGGGACCCACCCACTTCTTCCATTTGCCCTTGGGAGCCCCAAGCTCGCGCGGCCACAGAATGGCAGGGCGACGATCCATCTCCAGGTCGTAGCGAGAATCGCGCAGCGCTTCTAACACTCGGCGGGCCGGCGTCTGGTCTGCTGGATCCCGTGCCCAGCGTCCAGGCTCCAGGTACCGACCATTGAGCATGAGGCCCAGCGCGCTCCAGACATGATCTCGATCCAGCAGCTGCAGGATCTCGTGAGCCGGAGCGCGCAACTTGTCGTGGAGCGCTCCCGAGTAGGCCGAGCTGTAGATATCGCCGAGCGTGGACAGGTTCTGGTTGCGCACCGCCGCGTCGATGCGGGCCTGGGTTTTGGTGATCTGCTCAGCCCGGCGCTGGGCGCGCTCGGTGGCCACGGCCTCTGAACGTTGGCGGCGCGCGCGCGCCAGCTCTTCCATCTCCTCCTCGACGGTCTTGAGCGGCAATGGCTTCCAGGTGTCAACATGGCGCTCCATGCGCCGCACGTCACGCTCCGTTTCGCGAAGCCGATACTCCAGGCTGCTCTTGTGCTCCTCGAAGTGGCGCCACCAACTCGGATCCGCAGGCGTGACCGTTTCTGCCTTTCTGGTCCGCCAATTCATAAATTTCAACGAGGTGACGTTTGGCAGATTGGCATGGGCCTCACGCAGGTTGTTCAGTTGAAACATCAGGGCGTCCCGATAGTCGATGGCGAGTTGCGGGCTCACCTCGTGCGGCTCACGCCCGACCCAGAAACAGTCGCCCTCGATGTTCCCGTGACCTGGCCGCTTGTAGCCGTGGTGTACCAGCAACTGCTTGCCACGGAACGACTGGCACTTGAATTCGCCCTCGCAGACCGGGCAGAAGCCGATGTAGCGCGTCTTGGTGGTGTTGCTGAGAAAGCTCCCTTGTTCCATCGCGTCGAGATGCGTGTAGTACGCTTCGTCTTCAGCAAGGTGATCCATCGCGATCTCGCGCGCGACGTCCGGATCGTCCGTGTGCTCCATCTCGTGCTGGATACCGCGCTCCAGCTCCGCCGGATCGAACTCACTCGGCTCTCGGTAGTCCGCACGGCCTCCGTGGAGCCGCCCGTGCTCCGCGAACGGAGAGTAGGAGTCGTTCGGGGTGTAGCGCACCACTCGCGCTTGAAGGCTTGATCGGGGCCCTTGAAGTCTTGCGGCAACCTGTTCGGCTTCTTCTTTGCTGGCGAAGCGGCTTGCCTGAGAAGGATCCATGGTTTGACTGGTGCCTTTCACCCAAACCCACACTCCTCCCGGAACTCGAAACTGGACACGGTGAGTCTCTCGACTCTGTTGCGTCATGGCTCCTCCCTGCACAGCGCTTCTTCCACCAGAGGTAGCTCACGCGCACGGTTCAGGTCGAGCGGTCCCGCAAAGCCCGGCACTTTGCCCTGGTCGGTGTACTGCCAGATCGCCCAGTCCGGCTTCGCGGGGCACGTGGGCTCCGCGGCGGCCGTGTGGTGCGCCACCCACCAGTGGAAGTCGTCCCGGAGCCACTCGGGGCTCCCGATCACCGGATAGAACCCCGGGCTCAGGTACACGATGGCGCCGCCGTAGTCGCCGCGCAGGCGCGCGAGAAACGGCGCGGCGGCAGCCACGTAGGGACCCGCGCGCACGGCGCCGTCGTAGGCCGTGTTCCATTCGAGATCCAGCACGGGCAAAATGTGGCCCACACCGAAGCTCACCCGATAGAGCTGCGCCTCAAACACCTCGTGCTGCTCGGTCCAGGGTTGGTTCTGTCGGAGGAAGGCGTAGGCGCCGACGAGCATCCCCGCCTCCTGGGCTCGACTGAAGTGCTCCCTAAACGTCTGGTCCGCCTTCACGCCGTAGCTCGCACGCGCGATGCAGAACTTCTGAGTCTCCGCGAGCTTGCGGTAGTCGATCGCATTGGGGTTCTGGTGGTGGCTCAGATCCACGCCCAAGATCATGAGTCCCTCCCCCGTATGAACTCATCCCGAGCGCGGCGCAGCTCGTCGAGGTCCAGATCCAGATCCAGACGCAGCGAGCGCCAGTCCGCCTCGGTCAGCGCGGGTTCCACGAAGTCCGCGGGCGTCGTGTCGTCCGCGCCCGAGTCCACGGCGAAGCCGAGTAGCTTCGGGTGCGTGTACGGGATGGTTTGGTGATCGATCACCCAGCGGCCCGCCGCTTCGTTCGCGCCCACCGAGCGGTAGCCCTCGCGCGTGGCCTCGATCACTCGCTCGACGTGCCCAAACCCTTGCGCCTTGGGCTCTCGCCAGTAGACCGCCAGCGCGCCCACGGGCGGCAAGAGTCCCCGCTCCGCTTCGGCGGCGGAGATCCAGATCCCCCGGCTCCCGCGCTGCGCGTCGCGCTCGATCTCCCGGGCGCCCGCACGCCACGGCGGCAGCTCTTCGCCCGGAACCGCCATCTGCCGCTCCGCGTAGCCCTGCGCGGCGGCACAGAAGCTCACGGAGCGCCCGCTCTGCTTCTCGGAGACCAACCAGGGCCCGATGCCAGCGCCATTGCGCTCGCAGCCGCTCAGGTACTGCATCACGCGCTCGGGAGCGACCGGGTGCTCGCCCCACCGCTGCGCTTCCACCAGACACCACGCGAGCGCGCGCTCACGGAGAGGTTTGTTCAGGTCGATCGCCGCGAACGGCTCGGTGGGGGCACTGATCGCTCCGGTGGCGAGCGGCACGCCCGGCTGACGCAGACACCGGAGCGGGCCCTCGTGACTCACGTGCGCAGAAAGCGTCGGATCCCGGAGTACGTCGCGCAGATCCGCTTCCTTGCCGTCCACCTCGCACCGGCGGCGCACCAGGCGGAGGCTCTGACTGTAGTCCCGGTGGTCCGCGTTGTGTGCAGTGCCGAGCGGCTGCCAGACCTTGATCCCGGGGATCGTCTGCGAGGCGTATTTCGCTCCCGTGCCGTGCCAGCCATAGTTCGCGGCGCGGCGCTCGGTGAGCTGATTGCTCAGCACCCAGCTCTTGCCCACGGTCGCAATGAGTCCCGTGCGACCCGCGAGATCGTGATCGATCTCCCGACTGTGATCGAGCGCCTTCTTCGTGGTGACGTTGCCCGGATGCGGCTCGATCCTCACGTCCGCCTGCATCCAGATCAGATCTTCGATGCGCGGCGTGGTCAACATCGCGTCCAGCATGTCGGCCACTTCCTGAGCTTCGCGCGCGCTCACTGCGACGCGGATGCCGTTCACTTTCAGCGCGTCCGCAAACACCCACAGCCGGATCGGTCCGGCCACGATGGCGTGCCACTCGAAGCTTACGGTTGGACCCCCGGCAAGCGCATCGACCGCCCGCTCGGACGTTTCCGCACTCGCGCGGGCTACCAGCTGTGCCAGCTCAGAAGCCAAAGCCACTCTCCAGCAGCTCGGGCGTGGCCGAGATCACGTAGCCGAGCGCTGCCATGCCCACCGCCCAACCGAGGAGCTGGCGCGTCACGCTATCTTCCTCGGGACGAAAGCCCGCCGCGCGGTAGTGCTGCTCCATGAACAGATCGCTCACGTCGTCGCGCTCCGCTTGCTCCTTGCTGAGCGCCGCATCGATCACGAACAGCAGACCGATCCCGCCGAGCGCTGCACCGATCATCAGGCTGCGATCGATCTCCATGGTCACCCCAGGGTGACGCTCACGGGGAGCAGCAGGTAGCCCGTGGGCGCCGGCAGCTTCAGCCCGCACTTCGCCACGTCCGCCGGCACCACCAGCTTGCGGCCGCTCTCGCACCAGTGCGCGCCCTCGGCACCGCCCGAGCGGCCCTTCACCGCGAGCTTCAACCCTCGCGTGGCCAGCCAGCTCGCTGGCTCCAGCGGCACCCACTGCACCTGCGGGCCCACGCGCTCCGCCCGCACCACCCCGAACGCCACCCGGCGCGCCAGGCCGATCTGCTGACCCACCCGCACCCGCTGGCGCGCCTGCACCTGGAGCTGGAAGCCGCCCTGGCTCACGTCCGCCGTGTAGCGCACGATCACCGGCTCCACCTCGGAGGCGATCTCCACCACGGGACCCTCGGCAGCCACCACCGTGCCCGTGGTGACCGCGTAGATCGGCTCCGCACCGCCGAAGCTCTCCAGCACCATCTCGGGGCTACAGCCCTGGCTGGCCGCGCAGCGCACCGCAAAGCCGTCGTGGATCACCGCGCGGTGGGGGTTCCAGAGAGCGCGGACCGCTGCGCCCACGCCGAGGGCAGTCCAAACCAGGGCTCCAACGGGGATCGCCATGCCCTGAACTCTACCGCCCGGCCGGTGAGCAGCTCAACTTTTGGTGCGCGAGGGCAAATTCAGGCCTCGGCACGTCCGCACCCCCTAGTTGGCCCCCGGCTCCCCCAGCGCCTTCCGCACATCCCGCTCTAAGCGCTCCCAGTCTCGCTCGTGCGTGTCGCAGAGATCCGCTGTTCGCACGCATACTTCATCGCACGTACGGATGCGCGTCATGAGCAGAAGCAGACGCTGCAGCAAGCGCCGAGCGGCCGGATCAGTGATCATCGGGCTCGCCGTAGCTTTCGCTTGACCGGCCGGCGGCGGCGGGCTGGGGTCAGCTTTGACAGCGACCGCGCTCGCAGTCCGAAGGGGTGCGGATCGCCGTTCTGCTTGGCGAGCTGCACACTGAGCACGCTGAGGCCGGCGTTTATGAGCAACTCGCGGGTGTCCACCGGCTTCGTGTTGAGCGCGAGATCGACCAACTGATTCAGAAGCTTGAACGGAGACTCTCGCACCAGGCATTGCTTGCAGCTCTCTCCTTCAGGGAGCCACGTGCCGGGATGCTGTTCGCATTCGCGCTCGCCACGGAGCGCGTGAAGCGCCGCTTCGCGTTCTGCCTTGGTGCTCACCGGGCTCCCGCTTGTTCCACGGCCCCCGCAATAAACAGCGCCAGGTGCAGAAACGCCGCCAAGGCCAAGGTCGTGGGGATCTGGTGAGGATCGTTCTCACAAGCCAACCACCAGGCAGCCACGAAGATCCAAACACACACGAGCATCCCTATCTTTCGCGGCGCGCTCATGTTCCTACACTCCTTTCAACCCACGCTGTTTCCTCGCAACGCCACGCTCAACCCTCAACTGCCGTATCTCTCGACGCCGCATTCGGTTCTGCCAGACCCTCGTGCAAAACCTGCACTCGCGTGCATACCATACCCAGTGATTGGAGCACCACATCTCGCCTGCAAGCAGGTGCATCGCAGTGTCGGTGTCGGTGTCGGTGGACAGCAACTTCATTGCACGTCTCGCTCCCAAAGACCCGCAAAGGAAAACTTCTGCTTACCTGTCCACCCCGGCATGCACAGCGCGCAGTCGCCGTCGTACCAGTTTTTGTGCTTTGTGCACCAGCGGTGGCCAGCTAGAGCGTGCATCACCGCTTCCTGATTCTTCGGCGGCCCGAGCCACGTTCGCTGCGCGCGCGCGATCCGCCGCTTCACTTCTGCATCCAAGCTAAAAGGGCCGAGTGGACCGCCGCTAACATGGAATTCATCTCACACGTGGGGTGTCTCTTCTCCACCCACCCATGATACGCACAGCACCACTGACGGCCGGCCAACGCTTGCAGCGTAGCCTCATCCGCATCGAGCGGCGCGGGCGCTTGCTGGTCCACGTGCGGTTACGCCTTCCGCACCATGCGCGTGAGCAGGTAGCCGTCCACCAGCAAGGTGCCGGCGCCCATCACCGCCGCGGTGACACGAGCCCAGGGTGGAAGGCGAGGATTCGCGCTCAGCCAGAACAGAAACGGCGCGGCAACGACCACCGCGAGCGCTTCCGAGGTCGCGTGCAGCTGGCGCTGGGACTCCGGGATGCAGGCGCACGTGCTGTCCATGCTGTCAGCGTACCAGAAGCCCCTTGGGAGATCCACTCCGGCGCGCGTCGTAGTTACGTTGCAGGTTCAGCCAAAATGAGGCGGGGCGCCCGAACGCCCTCTCCAACACGAGCGCGAGTTCGGGGTCGACCGATGCGACGCCAGCGCCAAGGGCTTGCACGCACTCCAGGGAGAGGCCCGTCACGCTCGCGAACTCGGACTCCGAGAGCCCCGCGTGCTCCCGATACTCGGTCACGATCTCACCAGGATGCACTGCCCACCACGATAACGTCATCTCCGCGACCTTACTGCAGCCAGCCTTGCCAGTGCAATCCGTGCGGAAAACGCGCGTACGAGGCCGCGGAGATCGAGGCCATGATGCGCGAGTACAACAAGGTGGCGCTACTGGTTACGCTGCTTGCGGCGCTCATTGACTGGGACACCGGTCCGCGACCCTGGCAGCGAGTATGCAAATCGCAACTCCGGACCGCGACAGGGGTTCGGAAGAGCACGCACCGCGGGCAGGGCGTGTATCCCCATTCGAGCCCACGGAAGCGCTTGAGGAACTGGTACGGCCGCGCGATGCTTAGCCGCAATTCGCGTGTGCGGGACACTTCCAGCAACGGCATCCACACCAAGCTAAAGAACGCGACGCAGCAAAGCGGGAAGCCGGAGTAGTGGCCGCATCGCACTGCTTCCCAGAAACTCAGCTTCACCAGGTCCACGCTAGGGAGGAAGTCGTGACGTAGAGGTGGGGCTTCTTCATCGGAGCCCCTGGGGCCGGGCTTGGCCGCGCTCGAAGCTTTGGAGCTGGCAGGGGCCCGTGTAGCCGATCACCATGCCGGTGGCGAGCTGCGCCACCGCGTCCGCCGTGAACTCCACCGTGTCGTCGTCGCGCTCGCTCCAGGCGCGCATCCACTTCGCCCACTGCTTCTCGGTGAAGTCCTCCCGGCTCCGGCGCTGCGCGCTCCGCTCCTTGCCGAGCACGAACTCTCCCGCGTACAGGAAGTCGCAAGCGTGACCCAGCTCGTGCGCGAGGATCGCCAGCACCATGCGCTCATCCAGCTCGGCTAGCTCAGGAGCCACCACGATCGCCTTACCGTCGTCGCGGCAGGCGGCGTAGTGCCGGGGAGCGTCGTGCACCCAGGGCGCTACGTAGAGCCGGGTCACCTTGGCCTTGCGCAGCGCGGGGCTCTCCAGGAACACCTCCTGCATCGCCAGGAAGTACGGCTCGATCACCGCGTACGCATCGGAGCAGGACAGCTCCGTGCGCGTCTCCGCGCACGCTGCCGTCACCGGAACTGGCCGCGAGACTGCTGGAGCTGTTGGCTCATGGCCGCGACCTGTCCCTCCTGGATCTGGTTCGCCATGATGCCGGCCTTGATCTGCCGCTGGCACTCGTCGGGCGTGAACGTCACGAGCAGCACCGCGCGACACTGCTGACAGCCCACGTTCGGGTGCATGCCGCCCACCGCCGGCTCGTGCTGCCAGCCCGGAGGCACCAGGCGGTTCGCGCCGTACACGAACTCGTTCCAGGAGACCAGAATGCCGTTCGACTGGCCACAGTTGTCGCAGTGCACCGTGTACCACACGCCCTGACCCGAGCTGTCGAGCCGGGAGTGCGCCTGGTGATGCTCGTCGGCGCCCGCGCCGCCAAGCGCCCCGAACCCGAACTGTCCCAAGTCGACGTCTGCAAAATCCGGATGTCTCATTCCTGTTTCTCCTCTTCTGCCTTCACCTTCGGTGCGGAGAGTAGCCGACTCAGGAACTCGTGACCACCCACGGCAGTAACGCCTGCAAAGACGCCAATGACGGCGTCGATGACCGCGTGCTTGATCTCCGTGGCGCTCGACCCCGAGACCAGCGCACCCAGCACCGCAGCCGGCAGCGCTCGGTACCGCGTGGGCACCTTGTAGAAGCTCTCCGAGTGGATCTTCTTCCACCCGAAGATCACCGCTCCGACCGCCAGCGCGATCGTCAGGTAGAAAAGTCGGGGGTCGATGGCGTCCAGGTAGTTCTTGAATTCCGTCATTTGTCTCTCACTTTCCCACACGCATGCCGACGCCCATCACCAGCGCTGGGCGAAGGGAGTCCCGGAGCCGGCTGGGCACCTGATCCAGCTCGATGGATCTCACGAGCTGGATCAAGGCATCGAGCGCATCGTGGCACTTCCGCTCGGCATTGCCCTGCTCCTGCAGCGCCCTGATGACCTGCGGCTTGATCTGGTGACCTGACGTCGTCCGGTGCGGCAACGTCGGGGGATCGTCCAGCGGAAACTGAATTACCTTCCCCTCGCCCATGTCTCCAGCGCTCCCGTGACTCGGCCCACCTTTTCGGTGAGCTGGTTGATGGCCTGTGTGGTGTGCCCGGTGTACGACGCGAACTCTTCGCTCGTCACCATGGTGTTCTGGCGATTCTCCATGGCCTGGATGCGACTCTTCAGCTCGTCGAAACCGCGCCGCACTTCGCCCTTCAGCTCGTCCAGATCCTTGCTCGTGACCTCCGGCGAAGGAAGCTGGGGCCGAGCTTCGGCAACCGCGTCGATCTGCTTCTTGAGCGGCCGCGCGAACGCCGCCCAGGTCGTCGCGAACGCAGCGAGTGCGGCGCCCAAAATTCCTCCTGCGATCTCGACGGGTCCCATGGGCGTTCAGTCCTGGTGCGGTGATGCGGCCGTGAAGAGGTAGATCCCCGATCCGTCCGGCGTGTCCGCGCCGTAGATCTTCGCAAAGGTCAGATCCGAGGTCGTGAAGTCCCAGTCCGTGACTGCCTGAGCTGGGAGCTTCAGCGCCTCGATGATCATCTGGTCGCCCTTCGCAATGAACAGCTTGGGCGGGTGAAACATCGCGTTCTTGACCACGTCAGCGCCCACCCCGAACGCACCCGGATCGAAGATCCCTTGCTGGTGCACTCCGGAGGCGCCGCCGGGGAGCAGCGGGAGCGAATCCAAGATCTCCGTGTTGCTCGGCACCACGTAGGCGCGCGGCCGCAGGTTGAAGTCCACCGGTCCCGCCGCGGGCGTGGCTTGCTGCAGCTCGATGTCATCGTACGCAGCGGGCAAGATCTGTCGTTGCGGGTTCGCGGCGTCCGAAGTGTCCGGCGCGCCAGGAAACTGGCGATCGAGATGGAACGGGGTCCGACGGTTGCGGAAGTCGGTGACGTTCCGCATGCGCCACTTCACCCGGAACTGGTAGCTGTTGGTGAAGGTCTGATCGCCCGATGCAAAGAAGCACATCGGGATCCAGAGGCACACCAGGCTCCCGAACGCTACATCCACGTAGCGGAGCAGATCGGCGTTGAAGCCGGGCTTGCCCGCGTCGGGATCGCGTGGGGATTCGTCCACCCGGAAGAACGCGATCGGAAGGTTCCCGGGTTGACCCTGATAGGTCGCCTCGAAGCCGCGGAAGGGCTTGAGCACCTTCTGCAAGCTGAACTGCGGATCGAACAGAACGTTTTCAGCCATCGGTATTCCTCGCGTACGCTCGGTAGCCCAGATAGCCGCCCGCCACCAACCCGACGAGCGCCAAGGTCGCCGAGCGCGTGGCCACCGTGGGATCCGGCGGCGCGGCCACCCAGGCGGACCGGGCGCGGAGCGCGTTGCGCGTCCCCCCGAACAGCAGGAGGCCCGCGCCGGCTCCCCAGCCGCCGCCGAGCCATGCCCCGGCCGCCGTCGCCACCGCGGCTCCGAGCAGCGTCAGGCCGGCGCTCCGGCGAGCAGCGGGCGCGCTCGGCGCGGTGACCGGCACAGGCCCCAGGGGCGCGCTGGGGGCGCTCTGGGCGCTCGGGCGCGCCTGCAGGTGCTCGGGAGCCAAGCGCGACGACCCTTCCGGGATCGGCGCTGGCGCCGCCACCGGCGTGCCGTCAGGAAGGTAGTCCGCGAGACTCGGCCCAGCTGCGAGCATGGCCGGAGTCTACCCGGGGGCCCCGCGGCTCCGCCAGTTTCCGTGCAGTTAGCGCGGGTAGCAGATCAGCGCTCGCGGGGTTTTCCGCCGAACCTCTCTCGCCAGGCAGTCCCGCATCCGCAGCACCCGGCGCGTCAGGTGCGGCAGCTTCGCTCGGCCGCCACGCTTGGTTCGGAGGCAGAACCCGCCTCCCACCTCGGGGCGCCCCCCGTAGCCCTGGTAGAGCGACAGCCACTCCGCTTCGCGCGGGCGCCTCCGGAGATGCTTCCGACAGAACGTGCGGGACGCCTGGAGCACGCGCGCGGCTTCGTACAGGTTGGCAGAGCCGTCCTGGAGATTCGCGATCTGCGCTTGACATGCCGCGGTCGGGAGCCCCGCGCGACAGGCGGAGTAGTTCCGAGCCCGGATCTGCCCGAGCCCCACGTACAGCTCGCCGCCCGACGTGAACAACAGCCTCGCCCGGAACCGGGACTCGTGCGCAGCCACCGCGATCAGGAGGTAGGGATCGATCTGGTGCCGCCGGCTCGCGTGCTCCACTGCCTCCGCGTAGCTCGTGACCACCGGCGCGCTCAGGCTCGGTGCCATGATCCGAATCGCCAGCACGAGACGAGCGAGCGCCATTTGCAGTCCTCCTACCGAATCGGACAGCCCAGCTCTTTGGCCAGCGCAAAAAGCGGCGCGGGATCCTCGGCAACGGGCATCGACCTGAGCTGAGCATCGGAGCGCCAAGGCCGGTGGCCGTAGAGCGCTCGCTTGTCCGACTTCTCTCCGAAGGAGTCGACGTAGCAGTAGTCGATCTTCCCGTCGGCGCGTGCGGTTTGCCAGATGCCCGCCGAGACGCCTACCAGCAGGAGCGAAATTACCCACACGAACGGGCTGCACACAGCCTCTAGCAGAGGGGCGACTCGGCTACGCGCAAACGCACGGTTGAGTTTTTGGGCTTCCTCCAACTCATCCTGCAGCTTGCTTAGCTCAAGTTCGAGATCGGCGATCCTCTGTTCTGCGCTGACGTCTCGATAGGGGCTCATGGCCGCGCTCCGAGGATATCTTCCTCGTGCGGGATCAGCTTTCGGTACTGCACCCAGCCCTGCACGTTGCCCAGGAAGGTGGGTGTACTCTCCATCATTGCCGGGCCCCGCATCTGGGTGGTCGTAGCTGCATGACACCAAGTCGCTCTTCCCTGTCTTGCGGTAGTACGTCGCCCCTACCCAGTACCAGCGCCGGTTCACTGGATCCCACCGCATCTTCTTCTGAGCAAACAGCTCCAACTCGTGCTCGCTCATCGGCCGCGCTACGTGTTCGAACGGGGCCATGTGCCCTGATGCCAGGATGCGATCGTGCAGCTCGATGTCCGCTTGTGGATCACGCTTTCCGTCGTGGGTCAGGTAGCTGATGCGGGCGCAGCGGCCGACCGAGACCTTGCACCAGTACGCCCCCAGAAACGCCTGATCGATGCGCATGGACACGAGAGGGAGGTGCCACTGCTCGGGTTTGAGCTTGCACGGCTCGCTCTTCTCGTGCAGCTCCCTCATCGCGTGCGCGAGATCGCGGAAGTCTGGGTGCGCGTCCTTGTTGTCGCGCAGGTTGAAGAAGTTGCCCCACTCCGTGGCCGTGATCAGCGTTGGGTGCCACATGAAGGGTTCGAGCAAGCGGTTCGTGATCTGCTTGTGCACGCCGATGTCCAGCAACTCGCTTGCGTACCGGACCATGGCTGCCCGCGCCTCGCGCCAGCGGTTAGATGCCTTTAGCGCGTCGTCACCGTCGAGGTCTTGCTCCGCCTGCATCCCCTTCTGGTTCTTGCCCCAGTGGATCGGGATGTAGCCCTCATCGATCACGCGCCGGATCATCTTTTCGACCGGGATGGCGCGACTCGACGCCGAGCTGCGCGTGAACGTCCGGTGCGTGTTGACCTCGGCCAGCACGATGCGCGGGTACACGGCCTCGAACGTCGTCAGCCGGTGACCAGCGGGGGTGACGCTGTCGCAGATGATTTTGGCGTTGGTCTCGGTCGTCATGTCACTCACCTTCTAGCGCCAGCAGCGCCATCACTACCCGTCCTGACTTGTCCGAGCATGTCTTCCCGAAAAGCAATCGCGCAGGCTTCCTTGCAGAAGCTTCGCCGCGTGTCGGCTCCGCACCAGGCACACCACCCCTGCGGAGCGGGTGCAAACAAACAGCACGCGGCCGCAGCCACGGCGTGCTCATGCTGAGATCCGCACCGCGCACAGACCATGCTTTTTCGCGCGCGGTCCATTCATCAGCTCTCCGTGGTGTCTTCACCCTCGGTGGGCACCAGGCGCACTGTTACGCCGCCGCTCGCGGGCGGCTGGCTCGGAGCCGGCAGGAGCTTGTCCGCGTTCTTGGCCAGCACCGCGGAGACGTTCTGGACGGAACGCTCGCATTCCATCCGGGCCCACGTGATCAACTCGATAGTCTCGAACGCCGCCAGCTCTTCCTCGATCTGCGCGTTTAGGCTGGCCACGCGCGTGCGGATCTCGGAGAGCTTTTGCTCGACCTTGCGTACCACCATGCGCTTGTGCGGAGCGCACAACGCATCGCCGCTCCACGTGTCGTCTTCGATCACGTACATCGGGGTCTGATTGTAGAGCGACCGGTGCCCGAGAGGATCTCGGTCGAGCTTGCTCCGCGTGATCTTGGGATAGAACTCGGTCGCCGCGGCCTTGAGGCACACCAAGCACGCGAGCCGGCCATCCGGCAGCAGCTCACCGCGCTCTCGGAGCTGCCGCTGAGCTTCCTCACGCCGTGCTTGCTCGGCGGCGCGCTGCTTCTTCTGCTCGGTCATCGTGTGCCACGCGAGCCAAACGACCGCGCCACACAGGAACGCGAGCAGCGGGTACTGCCACCACTGCACGCTCAGACCCCCGCCCGCTCTTCTGGCGTCTCGTGCAGCGCCAGCGACACTGCTGCGATCAGGCTACCGCCCTTCGTGTTGTAGCTCACCTGCGCCACCACGCGCGTGGTCGGCGCCACGGCGTTCTTGCGGAGCACGTAGTCACGGAGCGCCTCCGCGATCTCTTCGGAGGTCAGCGCAGCCAGGATCGGTTCCATGGGTCGGTCCTTTCATGTCCTGTCAGTGCTGTCAAGCATGGCTCTTGGTGTTTCGGAACCCCGGCAGGAACTCCACGCCCGAGGTCGCTACGATCGCAGGTCGCCACACCATGCCGCAGTGCTGGCAAGCGTGCGTGTGGTGCGCCTTGGTCGCGAACTCCCCACTGTCGATGTGCCGCTCTCCGCAGGCGGGACACCAGAGCAACATCGGGATACCTCGCTCGGCCTCCTTGCGGAGGCAAGCTGGACAGATCTGCGGATCTCCCTCGCCACCAACCGGAATTGGGCTACCGCAGAAGTCGCAGTGAATCCCCCTGCACTCCACGGTGCTCACAGCCAGTCCCTCCACCGCCACGGCTCACAGATGCGTCCGTGCGCTCCAGCGAAATCACAGAGGATCAGATCCTTGGGGTAAGGATCTTTCTCGCCCACGAAGATGAGCCGGCCGTTCAGGAAGTAGGTGGTGGCGTGAGGGAAACACGACTCGCAGAACCAGTTGCTGCCCACCGCCGCCGGCACCAGAAACAGGATCCGGGAGCCAAGCAACGCTTCCTTCGCGCACTTCTCGGCCCACGGCGTGATGTTGCTGTAGGGAGGATTTAGCCAGCAGAGCGTGCGCGGCCAGGGCTGCACCAGCGCGTTCTCGCGCTTGGTGAAGTAGCGGTTGCACTGCGTGTTCTTCAGGGTCGCAGCAAGGTCTACTCGCGGCGTACCAAAGCGGAGCTTCACCGCCTTCATGAACTCCGGATCCGTCTGGTAGTCCTGCTTGCTCGATCCGCGAGCAAGCATCGCCCCTGTGCGCTTCACCGGCACAGCAGCGACTCCCACACGCGCACGTCGCGCCGATGGCAGGCTACCCGCACCGACTTCTGCGTGCGGTCCGTCTTCCGGATGTAGCCGAGCATGGCTGCCATCCGCATCGCGGCGCCGAGGGCCCGCCCCTCTTCCACTTCATCTCGGTTCAGCTGCTTCCAGACGTCGTCCGTGGTGAGCGCAGGCTGCGCCTGAGCGATCTCCCGAATTGTCGCCAGCGCGTCCGCTTGCCACTCCGACGTCGCCGCCTCGACGCGCGCGATGCCCATGTCGCGGGCCTTGGCGCCAAGTTTCGCGTCGAACACATCGGAACCAGGCGCGGGGGCGGATGTGGAGTCCGCGGCGCCCGCTACATCAGGTTGATCGGCGGAGCCGCCGGTTCCATGGGCATCACCTCCCTTTCGCTCGTCAGAGCTTCCGGCGGGCGGTGTCGCGGTCCTATTACCCAGGTCTGCCACCCGTGGCGCCGCACTATCGCTGGCAGGCGTCGCACCGCCGCCGGAATCTTGCTGCACGTGCGGCGCCGGGGCGGATGGGGAGTCCGCGGCGCCCGCTACTTCACGAGCGAGATCAACTCGGTCGGGTCCACCGCTGTGGAGCTGGGCTTCATGGGCATCACCTCCGTTCAGGGGGGAGGATTCTCCCCCAAAGAGACTCATCTGCCCGGCCAGTACCTTGCGTCGTGCCATCATTTCGAGGGCTATCACGCGGCTGCGGCGCTGTCAATGCTGTCAGCGCCCGGCTTTTCGTCCCCCGTGCCGCTTTACGCCCAACGCTTCCCGCGCACGCTCATAGTGGAGATCAAGATTCCTCGCCTCTCGGGAATACCCCTCGAATGTGAAGACAAGCATGGCCCGGGCGAAGGGGTGCACCGCTATCTGAGTTGACCCCGCGAGAGCATCGTCCGGCACCCGCTCCACCTTCACCCCGTGCATCCGTAGACTCTCCACCGCCATGGCGACGACGCTCTCGGTGGCCTCGTGGTCCCGCGCGCAAAGCACAACGCTATCCGATTTCCAATCCCCCTGCTTGGTATGCTTGGTGCTCGCCGACCACCACCACCACCACTCGACGTCGGCAAGCACGCCGAGAATTGCATCCGGTTCTGCCATCCCGCTACCGCCCGCGACCCTGGACTCCTCCGTGACGCTGACTCCCTAACGCTTCGCTGACCAGGTCCAAGTAACTTTGGTAGCCGCCTACCTGCTTCCTGATCTCTTCCATGTTGAACCGGAGCTGCCTCCGGGCGCACGGATCTGCGGCCTGCATGTACGCAGTGGGGATCTCCAGCACTTCCATCACGCTCACCTGATGCGCCCGCAGCCGGGCAAGCGCCAGCGCAGTAGCCGCTGTCGCGCTCTCCGGATCCTGCGTACAAATGATCGCGCTGTCCGCTCTCCACTCCGACGGGCCCCCACTCGCCCACCACCACCACCACCACCACTCGACGTCGGCGAGTACGCCGAGGACGATGTCCTTGTCCGTCTGGGGCTCCACCGTCATGATTCCGGCTGAGCCCAATCCGGCTGGGTCACCATGCGCGCATTCGGTGACAGCGCGCGCTCCCCAAACAGCACGCCGGCCACTTCATCGTCGCTCAGCTCCACGCCGGAGAGCACCTCTGCGGAGGTCCGGAGCTTCTTCATCAGCAGGTTGCCGATGGTTTCGTCGATCGTGCCCGCCGCATCGAAGTACGTGATGGTCACCTTGTCGCCCGTGGCCCCGATGCGATGGATCCGATCCTCGGCTTGCATCAGCGTGAACGGACTCCACACCCGCTCCAGGAAGTACATCTCCGAGGCGCGGGTGAGCGTGAGCCCTTCCTTCGCGATCTCGATCGAGCACACCAGCGCATCGAGAAAACCTTCCGGTCCGCCTTGCTGGAAGCGATCGATCGCACGCTGGTTTTCGGCGAGACCTGCGTCCGTGCTGACTCGGCCCACCCGCACCCCTTGCGCTTCGAGCGCGGAGAAGATCGAAATCTGAGCCTCCCGGTGGTAGGCCATGATCACGAGCGGTCGCCCCGAGCTGAGCTGTTCGCTGACCTCTTCCACGAAGCCTTCCACCTTGCCAACCGCGCAGAGCCGGCGGAGCGTTGCGATCCGCACCATGGCCTCCGCACGGGCGGCGCGATCCATCGCTTCCCAGCCGCCGCGAGCCTGGATGTACGCGAGCAAGTTGTCGGCGGCGCTCTCGTACTCCTTGGCGATGGCCTCCGTCAACGTCAGGAGCTTGGTCTGCCGCCACTTCTTCGGCAGGTCAGGGAGGACTTCTTCCTTCGTCTTCCGGATCAGGTACTTGCCCGTGATCTTCTCGTGCAGCTCCAGCGTGTTCGAGGCGCCTTCGTACGTCACGATGCGGCGGCCGCCGGGGGCGAAGATCTCCTGCGGGTCGCAGTAGCGCTCCCCGAACGGCTTGAAGCTCCGGAACTCTTTCGAGTCAGCGAGGTTCAGCTGGCTGAATAGATCGCAGGGGGACTTGTTCGCGATCGGAGTGCCCGAAAGCATGAAGCGCCGCTCGATGGGCTGTGCCAACCACCAGACCGCCTGCGCGCGCTTGCTGCCCTGGAGCTTGGGCTCCCATCGGCCCTGGTCGCCCTTCTTCCAGTACAGGCGCAGCGTCTTGATGTAGTGGCTCTCGTCCACGATGATCGTCTTGAACTCTCGCCCTTCGAGCAGATCTACGAAGCGGTCGGCAACATCGAAGTTCACGACCAAGGCGTCCACCTTGCGCGCCTGCTCGATCACCGCTGGCTTCTTCGCGTCCTTGCCTTCGAGCTTCATGCTGGTCCAGTTGGGCCGCCAGCGCGCGACCTCGCGGAGCCAGTTCACCTTGAGCGCGCTCTTGCAGACGATCAGCACCGGCTCATCCGCAGCGGACAGGCTGATCGCCGTCTTCCCCGTGCCCTGGTCGTACGCCAGGATGCCGCTGCCGCGGTCGCAGAGCCAGAGCGCCGCTTCCCGCTGATACGGGAACAGGCTCTCCGGGAACTCTCGATCCTTCGCGTCGCGCTTGAGCGGACCCGTGTCTTCCTCGACGACTGTCTTCTCCGCGGCCGTGGGCGCCGTGAACCGCACGTCCCGCATGCCCATCGTGATGCCGCCGAAGCGCTTGCCGTGCAGGTAGCCCAGCTCCCGCATGCTCGCCTCCGCGTTGGCGAGTGAGAGAGCGATCACGCGCACCCGATCCGGGCTCACCCAGGCGACCACCATCTCGTCCTCGCGGTACCAGATGCGATCGCCCGGCTCGACCGTCTGCGAATCCTTGGTCAACGTGCCCGGCTCCGGACTCGTTCCGCGCTCCGGTCCCACGCCCGCGGGCGCCTCCGCGGCCAGCGGCTCGGGCACCGGCACCGGCTCGGCGGGCACCAGGAACGTCTCGCCGCTCGGCAAGCGCCCGAGCGTGCCCGCCAGCGTCGGCACCATGGCATTCAGGACCAGGAGCCAGTCCCGCTCGGTCCCCCGGAAGCTCGACTGCCACGAGCCGCCCACCTTCCGATTCTGGACGCCCGCCGCCTTGAGCCGATCCATCGTCGGCCGCCAGACGTTCGTGTCGAGGTACGGCAATTCGATGCGCCAGCGCCCGTCCCCCAGATCGCTCACCAAGATCCCTCGGGGCTTGCCCCGCTTCACCAGGTTGCCTTCTTCGTCGTAGCTCTCGCCCGAGATGAAGATCTTGGTCAGCGCCATCGCCGTGCCCGGGTAGCCGAGCGCGGTGGCGATCTCCATCGCGGAGCCCACGTAGTGGCCCCAGTCGGTGGCCTCGTGCTCCCAGGCGTTGCCCGCCACGTGGATCGCCGCCGACACGGCCTTGCGATCATCGCCGACGTCGAGCCGAGCTTGGATTGCTTCGCGCATGGCCTCCGGCGCCGTCGCCAGTGCTTCCGCGAGTGCAGCGTCGTTCCGCTCGCCGCGCAGCTCGAACACGCCCCACTTCTCTGCGCAGTACGGACCGCAGCCGCGCTCGACGCTGGCCGGATCTCGCAGCGAGCGGCCACAGAAGATGCAGTTGGTGGCGAGCATCGAGGTGCCCGCTTCCGCGAGGTACGTCATGGCCTTCGCCCCACCCGCTCCTGGCACCGCTTGATCTCCGCCGGCTTGGCGAGCCGCGCGGCGCGGGGCTTGATGGGATGACACAGGTGTGTGCCCTCGCACCAGAGAATACCAGGGCGCTTCTTGACGACGAGCATCACGATCTCATTCCGACCGAACCCACGCAGCTTCACGAAGTCTCCCTCGCGGATCACGTCAGTCCACTCTCCAGTACACCCAACCCTGGTCCAGCTCGTACGTGTTCCCGTCGTAGCTCGCCAGGAAGTGCTCGGGGCCGTCCGTGTCCACCGCGTCCTCGGCCGCGGCGTCGATGTTGATGCCGGCGATCTTGATTGCTTGCTGCACCGCATCCTCGCGTCCGTACATCTCTTCGAGGTAGGCCATCGGGTCCTTGAGATCTTCGTTCGTTTTCGCTTCGGACAACGCTTCGATCAGGAGGTCGCGCTCGGAAAGCTCCGGTTCCTCATCTTCGTCTTCGGGCTCCGTCAGGTATTCGTCCTCGACGAGCGAGGAGCGTTGTAGCTCGCTGATCAGATCGTCGTCGCTCATCTCGTTGAAGTAGTCCCAGTTCGAGCTTTCTTACGTCGTGACTGAGATCCCGCCGCAGCCGATCGATGTCGATGTGACTCTCCAGGAAGCTCTTCTCGAAGATCTCTGGCTCGGTCTCCAGGTCTTGCTTCACGGTGGCCAGCGCCAGCTCGCGCACCGCGTCCGAGTCGCGGGCCACCACCCAGCCCTTGCTCCCGCCCGAGGTCTGCACGTACCAGAACGTGTCCGTTCCGAACGAGCTGAAGCCGCGCCCCGTGTCGTCGATGGTGAGATCGTCCGCGTCGATGTCCAGCTCGGCACCGAGCACCGCCAGCACGTCCGCCTCATCCTCGAAATCCCAGGTGCGCTTCTTTCGGGCCATGTTCATGGTTCCTACGGTAGTGGGTGACAGCATTGCTGTCAACCTGGTCAGTCCATCAGGTACTTTCCTGCCAGAAAACCGAGTCCCAACGTGGCCGCGATCTGCCAGGTAGCAAGACCCGTCGGGTAGAAGCCGGCGGGCACGAAGTTGCCCCCCGGGCCCGGGCAGCAGCGCTCGAATCCGCCGAGGCCGGCTACGGAGTACGGGCTGGTGGTCTCCGCGTTCCAGCGAGGCACCAGCAGCGTCTGCCAGATCGCTCTCTGCACGTGCCAGGCCTGCAGGACGTGATCGGCCGCCACCGTGCCGCCGTAGTCGAAATCGTAGAAGTTGCCGTACGCGCGCTTGATGGTCGGGCCCGGCATGCTGGTCCACGTCTTGGTCGGGCCCGGCGTGGTCGCCCAAGGACGCCGGCCTTCCTTGTCGGGCTTGTCGCCAATGGTCACCGGGAAGGCGTCGGGCGGGAAGCCGCCGACCAGCGCCGCCCAGTTCGTGGTGATGTGCTTGGGCGTGCCACCCTCCGCTTGATACTCCGGCAGCTCGGAGAGTCGCTTCGCACTCGCCTCGAACACCGCCTCCGTGCTGCTCGTGGTGTTGCCCACCTGCGCTTCGAGCGACGCGGACTGCTTGATGTTCGTGTGGGTCGACACGAACACCGGACCGAGGAACGGATCCTTTGCGCCGGTGCCGCGCTCGGAACGCACGCCGGCCATCAGCGCTTGCGCGCCATACTCCGCCCAGGGCGCGAGCGCCTGCGGCACGAAGCCGGCCGGAGAGCGCGAAACCATCAGCGCGTCCAGCAAGATCACCATGTCGACCATCTTGCGATCGGTCGCGCTCTTCAGAACGTTGCCCACGAACGTGCCGCCCGCGCTGAACCCGATCAGACAGATGCGACGGGGCTCGATGCCCTTGGCCTGCGAACCGAGTAGCCCCGCGAGCACCGAGTCGGTGCCGCCACCCTTCTCCCGGTACATCGCCGCCTCGCGCGCGAACGGCGTGCCGCCCCAGGGCTCCCGCGGCGCCCGCTGCGTGTCGGTGGGCGCCATCCAGATGTCCGACCCGATCCCCGCCAGGCTGATGATGTGCGGCGCTTCCTTGAACTGCTCGGTCGGCTGCGCGATCGCACGAGCCCTCGCCTGCGGTGGAGTTGCGAACGCCGAGATGATGATGTCCCGAGCCATCTCCGTCGGAGGCTAGCTCCGGGGCGGCGGGCTCCACAACTTTTCGAGCAGGTCAGAGTTCCACCCAGCTGATTGCGCCGAAGACGTTGTTCGATCCGGTCGTCGCTCGGGCAGCGATCACGAGTTCATCGGGGATCGTGCCACCCATGTCCTGCGCTCCCAGCACGAACTGCGTGGGCAGCCCTTGTGCCAGAACGATGGTGCGGCCTTGCGCGTAGCCGGGAAACAAAATCTGCCCACCGGTGATCACTTGCGTGCTGGTCACGTCGTATTCGACCGCGCTCTGGGCGTGGGCGCTGAGCCACGATGGCGCTGTACCCACACCACGGGTGGGGTTGATCAACAATCGAAACAGGGAGGAGTCCGCCGCGGCGGGAGAGAAAATCTGGAACTGCAGCGGCTTGACCGTGCGACGGATCTGCGCTGCCTTCAGGCGGATCGCGAGCACTGGCACCAGATGCGTGTTTGGAGCAGAGATGGGTGTGATCTCGCGGTCGATGCCGAACACGCCTCCGATTTCCTGCTGGCCGCCTTCGCTCACTACCGTGCAGCAGATCGCTTCGAGGTTGGCGTCTCCAGCACCGCCGCCGGCCACGCGCTCGATCTCCCACCGCACCGGGAGGTTGGGGGTGCTCATGTAGACCGAGGGCAACACGTTTTCGTTGTTCTCGACGTGACAGAGCGTGATGCCTGCTGAGGTCACGAAGTAGAAGCGCACCGGGCCGCCACCCAGCCACTCCATGTCCGTCATGAAGACCTGGATCATCGTCGAGTCGAACACCACCCCGCGCGGTCCCGTGCCGTCGAGCTTGTCGCGGTTCCAGGCGGAGCGCGGGATCACTGTGTCCACCGGGGCGCCCGAGACGCTGCTCCGCACCACGAACGCGAGCCCCGCTCCCGATTGCTGGAAGCAGACGCCGTTGTTCGGGTCGATGAGCCCGGTGCGGCGGCGCACCGTCGGATCTTGAGCGTTCGGCACGAACGTCATGATCACCTGCGTGCTCTTGCCAGGCTGGTAGTTGAAGTAGCGCTTGCTCTGCCTCACCGCCTGCGAGCCGACGGCAGGCGTGACGGTCAAGATGGTGGACGCGCGCGCTTGCACCCAGACCGCCGTCCCGCCCGACGCAAGGCTCGTCAGAAAGTCCAGTGAGCCGTTGTCGAACACTTGCTTGCTGTCGAACAGCGTCTGGGGATTGGACACTCGGAGGCGCCCGAAGGCGTCCACCGTGCTCGCGCTCACCACGATGTTCCCGTACTGATCGACAATGATCGCCGCCGGACTCAGATCTCCGCATCCCATCAGCTCACCGTCCTCACTCGTTCGACCTCGAACATGCCCTGGTACGTGATGACATCGGTGATCTGCATCACCGGCGCTCCCGCAAGATCCGAAACCGTCCACTGGATCTGCGTCACCAGCCCCAGCGTGCGCGTGTAGACCGCGTGCAGCAGCTCCGTGGTCTGCGTCGCGTCGAGGTACCAGATCTCGTCGGTCGGATAGAGCGCGCCCGCCGGAAGAATAACTCGCACCGCGCCGCTCACCAGCGGACCGCATTCGAGCGATCCCGGCCAAGGCAGAGCGCTCCCCACCGCAACCCAAGCCCCGGGTCCCGCCGTGGGCCGGATGACCGTCGGCGGGGCATGCGCCGCCGTACTGAACCGATGCAGCTGGTAGTCCCCGAGTACCGCGGCCACCCACACCACCGCGCCGTCCAGCAACGGGAACGTGTTCAGGCCCCGCAGGGACTCAGCGGGATCTCCGTCCAGCGTGGCCACCGGCGACAAGCGGCGGAGCGCAACGGCGGAGCGTTGGTGTAGACCCACCGGACCACGCTATCCCCACGTGAAGACTGGTCACAACTTTCCGTGCAGAACCTTCAGCGGATGACCTTCCTGAACGGAAACCCGCACGCGGAGCAGGTGCGCCGCTGGTAGAAGTTGCGGCCATCGTGACCGTTCTCTCCGGGCTTGAAGCTGTCCGCCCCGCACGCCGGGCAGAGCCCGCTCGTGCTCGTACACTCTTTTGCCAGTTGCTCGCTGCCTTCGAGCGCCGCGAGCGCCCGGTGACGATCCAGCTCGGACCGCAGCGCCCCGAGCGCGCCTGCAGTGGATCTCCTTCCTAGCACGAGTCCGATCAACAGACCCAGTCCGAGCATCACCAGGGCAAGCATCACCATTCACTTCGTGTAAACGATGAACCCGAACGCGCAGTGCGCGCATTCGCGCCGCTGATACCACCCCTTGCTGCTCCGCCCTTGACCTCGCGGGTAGAACTCCGGCGCGCCACGCCTGCAAGAAGGACAACTCCCATCCTGGCTCACGCACTCGGCGGGGTCATTGGGGTCTTCTCCCGCGAGACCACACAGCACCCGGAGGCGATTCACCTCATCGAGCGCAGAGCGGCGCCCCCAAAAAAGCCCCACGCACATCCCAACCCCAGCACCGATCAGCCACTCGATCATTCTGTACCGCTCGCGTCGCTCGCTTCCGGAGCGTCAGCGCTCGCGTCCGGTGGCTCGGGCGCGCTGCAGCGACATCTCACGATCAGCCACCGATCGTCTTTCACCGCTTCGAGCTTCCAGTCCACCGCGGCGCCCGCCGAGCACTCCACTTTGATTGGATCCTCAAGATTCCGACTCTCGACGCGGTCCACGCACGGCGGGGCGGCCGCGGGCCCGTCCCACACGAGCCGACAGATCATCACCACCGCGCTCACCAGCGACACGGCACCTGCTCCAAGCAGGGTGGGTCGGTACCAATCCATGGTCACCACACTACCAACGCTGCCATTGCTGTCAAGCCTGGGACCTGCTATAGGGGGTCGTATGCAGCTCAGCCTTCCTCGTTCAGATCG